CGCAACGGGATTTTCTTTGCGCCAGACGGTGACATCATCGATGACCCTGATGAGCTGTCATGGATTATCGTTTACGGGTGCAAGGCTGTTGCGACTTTCGCTTTTGAGCCTTGTGATGATGAAGAGCTGTTTAGCGTCTTATCTTTATGGAGGTCGAAGGGGTGCATGGGCGACAGAAAAGTTTCCTATGGCCTGTTTAGATACGGCAGGGCGTATCGGGTGGCCCCCCTTTATGAAGTTTTTTCAATGGGCTTGATTGGAGAGTTTGACGACGTGAAGAACACTGAAGATCTTTTCAATGCGCTGTGCGTATCGGAGGAGGCCGAGGACCGTGGGTTGGTGGGTGTGCTGTGATTAAGTATGAAATAGCTCAGCGTCTATCGAAAATCGCTACCGCTACGTTTGGGCCAGGAGGGTATACGGTATACAGGGTGCCAAGTGATGCCGATGAGGATTCTTGTTATATCTTTATTGCCGATTTTAAACATAGGGCAGATGCCGAGGAATTTAGGAGAATGAAAAATGAGTCAAGTTGATGAAATATACAAAAAAAAGAGATGGCCAAAACACATAGCGAAAGACAAGGCTGCTAGTGATGCCCCTCCTTTGTACGGAGAAATATCCCAAAAGGGCGTCGATATCGTCATCGGTAAATTTCATGAAATTTTTTCAGACCCTACCGGAGTTTTCTACGATCTGGGATCAGGGACTGGCAAAATGGTCACTCACATATCGGTTTCATGCCCCATATCCAGGGCTATAGGGGTTGAGTATTATCAGGATAGGCTGGATGTAGCTGTCGAGCAGGCGAAAAAGTATAAATACAAAAGCGCCTTTCCTCCTGAGTTTATAAAGGCAAACATTTTCAACATGGACTACACTGGCGCAACCATTATCTATATAGATTGCACACATATAGGATTCCAAAAAGAGGTAGAGAAACGCATGGCAAGTAAGATTCCCAAGGGGTGTCTTCTTATTTACAGGGGAAGAGACTTGTGGCCCGATCTAGGAGAAGACAGGGGAGAATTCGTCGCGCCCACCACATACGACGAGGAAAAAACTGCCAAGTGGACAATGTTTTAACCGAGAGAAAAACAAAAACAAAAAAAGGGAGATGTGATGACAGAAGAAGCAAGCAAACAAAAAAGACGAACCGGTGAGATGGCGCATATTTTGGGTATGCACGCCATAACCATTGATGATCAGGTCATAGAAAAGATTGACAAGGAAAATCAGGCGGAAAGGCCAGTCTTTAGCCTTAGCTTTTGTGTGGACCTGGCTGAGGAGTATGAGTCCATAATTGACTACTACATTAACAGGTATGAGAGGGGTCGACTTGAAAAAGCAAATCAACAGACCTGAAACAAAAGACAGGGCTAAAGAATTTCAGCAGTGGCACCGTACCCTCGGTCGCCGCTTGCTGGCTTCAGATGTAGACCTTGTGGAGTGGCGCTTTATTGATGGTGAGCTGGTTCCGGTTGGGGTACTAGAAATCACCCTCGCAGACTGTGAGCCGTCTCAGTCGTATCTGGACGCCATCATATGCCGATATGAGAAAAAAGACGTACAGGGGCGCACGGCGCGTCATGTGGCTAATGCTTTAGGGTGCAAAGCATGGATTATTTGTTATACGCAAGGCTGCGGTAGTTTCTGGGTCTACAACCTTACTGAAAGTAAGGGCTGGTACGATCTTGGCGCATCTGAGATGGAACAGTTCCTGGAGGGGCTGGAGCGCGGAATACAATAGCATTGCTTGTTCTTTTATGTCTTTTGTGTCACAATAACAAAAAAGGAGAGGGATCATGTATTACGCAATTTACGATGCTCGCGATGGTTCAGTATGGGGAGCCGGAAAAACCATGGATGAGGCCTGGGAGAATGCCAAAGAAGAACTTCAGGCATATATTTCTTTTATGAGTCACCACAATCAGGACCCTGAGATTGCTTTTAGTGATCTTCGGATGCATTTCCTCTTAAACGAGTGCTCCACAGGGGTTTGGGAGAACCACGTTATGAGTGATTTTCCCTTGAGCCAGAAGGTGATCATTGATGGCCAGGTCTTGGAGGAAGTATGAATCAGCGCGACGTTTACCGAATAGAAAAGATCATTGATTGCCTGGAGTCCTACACTGGTTTTGTGACTGAGGATAAAAACGTATCGATAGCGTTTGAGAACTTTCAAGAAGTGATGGCGAAGGCCATGAGGTCTTACCTGAAAAAGGCCCAGGAGATGTCAGATGACCGAATGGGGGTTATTTATCTTCATGAGATAGACTATCTAGCAAAATGCATTGAGAGCTGGGGAAAGTTTGTTAATCAATAGTGCATGGTCTTTATTGCTTTTCGGCTTTAAGTGTGCAAAAGGTAGTAAAAAGGAGAAAGAGCGTGAGCGTAAATTGGTACAATATAAGTTCTTCTGGCCATATGCCGTGTCTCGCTGCGTGCGGCACCTCAGATATTTATCGAATATATCAAACTCGTGATGGGCACACAGTTTATAAAAAAACAGGCAAAGACTGGTCCATGGTTCAGACATTTCACTCTTCCGCAGCGGCAAAGTCATATGTGGAGAGTGCTCAATGATGATGGAGATCATAAAAAACGCAGCCCAAAGGATTCGCTTGCCCGATGGCTATGCCAGGGAGGATCTTTATGGTTATGGATGGCTGGGGTATAAAAAGGCGCTTAAAACGTACAAGAGTAACAGTGAGGCGTCCATGTCTTTTGATTCGTATGCGGAATGGCAGGCAAAATACGCAATGATAGATGGCTGGCGCAAGGAAAACCCGCTTTCTCGTGGTAATATAAAACTACAGAAAGCAAAAGATCGTCTTCTTTTAAGCGGCAAGACGATCACTGATGACGCCTTATGTGATGAACTTGGCGTCGGAAAGAGAAGGCTTGAAACAATGAAGATAAAATTTATTGAACTTGATGAAACCGAGCCGTTTTATGATTTAGGGTTTGAAAAAATGGATGCGAGAATACTACTGAGCTGCGGCCTAGCTGGGTTGAATACAAAAGAGCTAAGCGTCATATGGATGCACTTTTACAGAGGCGACACGCTTGCCGACATCGGGAAAAACATGAGGATATCAGAGAGTAGGGTCTCTCAGATAAAAGCGCTGGCACTAAGGAAGATGAAAAGAACAATGACCTATGATGAGGTCTAAAAAGGGAGAAAGTTATGGGATGGTATTTTTGGTTTTCTGGTTTTATGTTTATGGTTGCAATTGGCTGCCATCTTTTTCACACTAAAACACAAGAAAAAATAGACGACATAAAAAAGAGGTTTGCCTTAGAGGTCGGCGAGACCAGGACCGTGGATTATAAGGGCGGAACGGTGACGGTTTTCCCTGATGGGAACTTTGTCGTCAACGGTCACAACCCAGATCACTGCCAGCAGATACACGACGAAGTTATTGATTCGTTTAAAAGGAGATATCTTGACGTGGGTTGACGCTAATACTCCTCTTTGTAGGGGCTACAACTGCAATCTCAGGGACAAGTGTTATCGCTACCTTACCGAGCCTCGTCATATGCAGCAGTACTTTGAGCCGCCGCCGATAGAAAACGGCAAGTGTATTCAGTTTATAGACAAGGACAAAGCAATAAACTCTTACGATGGCGGAGACACATTGTTTATGCGAAGGGGTGATTTTAATGATTAGGGAAACAGTTTCTGATGTTTACGAGATAAGAATACCATCCATGAATTTAACGGTGAAAGAAATACCCATGACTTCAGGAAAAAGAATAATGCTTCTTAGGGCTATAGAGATAAAGAGTAGGCCCCATAAGGGAAGGGTTGTCGAGATGACGCTATACGAGACATTTAACTTCTCAAGAGACGAGAAGGGATATTGGGCAGGATGGATTTCAAATGAGTAAAATGCTGGAAGAGATAATGGAGTTTGCTTTAAGGTATGGCGACTTTCCCGCAAGACAGGTCTCCAAGGGTCTTCGTACAAACGTTGACTTTGAGCAAGACGGAATAATAATAAAATCATTTCGCATCCCCAAGAAGGTTAGCGGCACAAAGTTAAAGCAGGAATCATGGGACTGGCGATGCAGGGCCTACCCGCCTGACGTTTATGAGAATGAGGATGTTTTTGGTGCTTCCATATTTTTCTGGCGAGAAAAAGATAAGATATTGAAGACCAGAAGCTTTGCTAGGAAATACATTGTTGACGAAAAACTGATAACACACAGGGAACTCAGTGCCGCATACCAGCACCCGTCGGCGCTGAAGACCTCTTTTGGCGTCAACGTAAAGGTTGCCCTGTCGCCTGCTCAGCACGTCTTAATGATGTGGGTGTGTGGAAAGTAATATGCAAGCCGAAGTATTTTGTTATCTAAGTCCTGACGCAGAGGATGGCGACAAGCATCCGGTGTTGTTTTTTCAGGGTGCCGACAAGGCGCAGCTAATGTCTTTTTCGGTTGACGATTCCGGCAAGTATGCATTCGTGTTCGAGGTTCACGATTTCTGTAAGGAAGATTTTATGCAGCGAGGTGTTTTGTTGAGACTACCCAACAATCAGTTTGTTCTGCATTCTAACGAGCTGGGCATGTTTCGTGTCCGGTGGCGCTCGATGGATGTTGTTTGGGCAGAAGGGTCCTCAATGACCACGGAGTGGCTTTTTCAAGGGGAGAGGATAGATGTTATTTTTAACTGACTCTTTTAGGGTGGATATGGTTCCGACTAAAGAGACACAAATAAGAATGGTTCCAATATATGCGGAGAATGTGAAGATCGTCATAAGAGGGTCTTCCAATTTCGTGTCATGCTTTCGCAAGGATGATATAGCAAGAAGCTTTGTTGATGAGACAGGACTTGATGCGACGGTGAACGAGTCATGGGTAAACCTTGGGCATGGAGACAAGGTTGTCAATGTGGCGAAAAACAAAGAAGGCGATCTGACATATTGGTGGATAGAGCTTTTACAAATAGAAGAATGCTAGGAGAGAAAAATGAAAGAAAAGATAGACTTTTTATACGAGGTTCATGAGAACGGAATGTCAACAACTGATATCGAGACGGCGTACCCCTTTGTGACGCGACGGCTGGCTGTCGCAGCCATGAAGTCGGGAAAGCTCAGGGCGGTAAGGCTAGGGTCTGGAAGGGGTGCATCGCCATGGATGACAACACGCACAGAGGTAGAAAAATGGATCGGCGAGTGTTTTGTAATGAACAAATGACAGGAATGGTCCTGTTCTTCACGAGGGAGACCTGTGTGGGACTGGGGATTCCGTTTGACGGAAAGAACGAAATTGCTTACAGGATCAAGGTTGATGATTTTCTTAAAAAAGTTAAGAGATGCTGTGCGTCCAGGCTCTTGGAGCCGTTCTCTGATCTCATGGTCACGATCTGTAAATACGCCCATATTTCGGAGGGCGGATATCAGATCATCGGATTTTCGGACACAAAAGACCCCCAGGCCGACATCTTATAAGAAAAGTATGATAAAACGAAAGAGGGGGAAGTCTGTTGAGGAAGAATTGAAAAAGAGCATGGCCAACGGTGTTGATAGATGTTTTACCTGTGGACTGTTTGGGGGTCAGCCTGAATACAATTGCCCCAAGTGCGGCATAAAGGTTAAGTGTGAACATTGTGGTCTCGTTGAAATAAAGATGCATGTTTGCTTCGATAAACCAAGGGAAGAACAATGACAGCACGAGAGCAGCTCGCCAGGGCTATCGTAAAAATATTAAGGGTTGGAAATTTTGAAGAGCAATTGGTCTCCATTTTAAGCCATTTCAGAATTCAAATGAAAAAACAACATAGAGATCGGCTGTCTGGAGGCGGCGCAACAGCCAGGGATGAGGCGCTGAGGGTTCTGTGTGAGAAAAGAAAAGAGAAGAGATGGTTCAATGTTGTGGACGCTCTTGATCTGTTTAAGATCCAGGTGCGCGGCAGTAAAGAATATGGCAGATCCCCAAAAATTGGAAGGCATTCCTGCAATGTTGTCTCCATGGCGGAGTATAAGGATAATCTCATACCTGTGAGTTACGGGTATGTGGCCGGAGGTCCTGTAAGAAAAACTGGATCTCAAAAAGTGTGTCCCAAGTGCAATTCTATGGGCCTCCACCTCGCAAAAGGTTATAAGGAAAGATACTATAGTTGTGTTTACTGCGGCTTCCGCAAGGAGCTGGAGGCCGAAACCTATCAGTGGATGAGGCACTAAAACCTATCAGTACCAGAGGTATCCATGAGAGAGATTGAATTGAGACTTGCAGCGATTGAAAAAGAAACCGAGAAGACAAGGGCAAAGGCCGAGTTTGCGCAAGCGGAGGCTCTTCTTTGCCGCCAGGTTATGAAGACGATAATGGATCAAAACGCGCAGTACCGAGAAAAGCTGATCGAATGCGGCTACCTAATTTAGGAACTTTATGAATGCAGCAGCACCCATCGCAATCGCCTCGGCCTCGTCGTGAGCCACGCCACCACGAGGACCCTCGATCTTTCTTCCAATATGGGCCTCGGCCCAGGCCAAGACAATCTCTTTTGCCTCGTCTCTGTTTTTTGGGCGTAGCCCTAGCACTGAACGCCATTGTGTGGACAGAGGCCTCCATACGAGAGCGTCGCGCCAGTAAGCGTAACAGACACCCTCAATAAATCCTGACGTTCTACAAAGCTTGAGTATGCCGCTGATGTACCCAGCCGATGCTCGCGGAACGTAGGCACCCTCAATGACGACGATATCTGGAACCCCAGGCTCAATGAAGTTTTTGACAACCTCTACAGCCTTTTGGCGGTCCTCGGTCCCTGAGAGCAGGACCTCTCCGTCTTCACGGATACAGAAACCCGTTTTTGCGCCAGGATCAAAACTTACAATGATCATGCTGCCTCTGGTTCCACCGTGATGCCGGACATTCTCTCCAGGGCCTTTTTATAGGTCTCTTCTTGAAGTTCGCAACCTATTGATTTTCTTCCCAGCATGGTTGCAGCAGCGAGAGTTGTCGCTCCGCCTGCAAAGGGGTCGCACACAGTGTCACCAGGCTTCGTGTAGTCCTCTACAAGCTTCTTCATCAACCAGATAGGCTTGCCGCCCACCGCTATCTTTTTTCGCTCGTAGTGGCCCTTTTCAAGAACGTAGGCGCCAGGCCTGCATCCCCATCGGCTGTATTTTATATTGCGCGGTCTTGCCGCCATGATGTAGTCAGCCCAAGACGCAGGTCCGTCACCAAGAAGTCTTGGCACCTTTCGTATAAAAGGGAGAGGCGCAAACGAGTACAGGCCTATCTCGCGAAAAGCCTGCTCCCATACTGGCACCAAGTCGTGAGAGGTTATACAGATCCACCATCCCTTATTCCTGTCTCTCCATGACTGAGTAAACTCAAAGACATCGGCAGGGTGAAAATGCTTATATGATATTTCTCTTCTTGTGTTCTGGCCCGTGGCAGACTTGACCTGAACCGCGCTTGCGGCATCGCCCTTGTGGGTTCTTTGACCAAAGGGAGGGTCTGTTATTATCGTGTCGACTTCTTCTACGTCCGACAGCTCGTCTCGCCAGTCGCCATGTTTCAATGTCCAGGTCATTCTTGCTCCTTAAAATTCGATAGGAATGCAGTGACCCAGTGTTGCTAAAAATGTTAAAATCCCAGCCAGCCACTTCAGAGCTGTGATGCCGCCCTCAATGCGACCCTCGGCCTCTTTATATCCAGCTAGCTTCTCAAGGATTGGTTGTTGTTGCTCTTCAAGGCTTTCAACGCGAATCGACATGTTCTCAATGTCGCGATCAAGGACCTCGCCCCTATCTTCCAGTTCTTCTATTCTGCTTTTCAAGGTGTCTGCCACGGCTCACTGCTCCATGTAAGCCGTGACATCACGGCCTTCTTAGAAAGGAATTTGATCGCTTTCAAACTTGTTCCCATCGGAGGAGCCTTTGGGGGATAAAAGCTGAATATTATTTGCAATAACCTCAGTATAATACACTGTTTGCCCGTCTTTTTCATAGGAACCGTTGCTTAAACGCCCTAAAACGCCGATTTTTGTGCCCTTTTTGGCGTAAGCCTCAATAATATCAGCGGTTTTCCCAAAAGCCACGATGTTGTGCCATTCGGTTTTCTTCTCTTTCTTTACGAACTCGTTGGTAGCAATGCTAAACTTTGCGACCTTTGTGGTGCCGTCAAAGATTTTTGGGTCCTTACCCATGTTTCCAACCAATGTTACTACGTTCATACTAGACATAATTTTCTCCTTTTTAGTTCAAGTATTCTTGTTTTTCGTATGCATCCGAAAAGTGCCTATCAAAAACGCTTTTCAATATGCTCGCGAAGTCTGGGTTAATGGCGCAAGCTGTATCCAGAAACGACATCACCATGTGCATGGCTATCTGTTCGCCGTAGTGCTCTTTTGCGTCCTCAAAATGCTTAGAGAAGTTCATGCCTATCGCCTCCGCGAAGTCATAGGTAAATTCTATCCTTTGAGCATCTGTCTCGCATCTCTCAATGGCGTTGAAACGCAACAGGTGCATAAATGTTAGCACCTCATGCTTTAAGTTTTTATTACTCATTACTCTCTCCCTTTGTCTTTGTTATCGTTATTTCTTCGCTACCATAAACAACCCTAAAAACGTCTCCGCCGTATTCAGAGTAGATATTTACGGGTATTCTCAAATAAGTATATCTGGACTTGTTTGCATTTGTTGACCTGTAATACCTTACTTCGGAGATCTTTGGAAGTCTTTTTGGTCTATCATGTAATATTTGTTTTTTTTCATACCACACATCTAGGTCTTGCCAGTAGTCCTTGTTGGCAAATTCTATGGTTTGCCTTAAGACCTCGTTTACGACCTTCCTCTGCTTGGGCCATGGCCACCCATCTATCTTTTTCGTCAGGCCATCAGGGCCTTCTGTGCAAAAGATGCTGATAAAGTCATCCATAAAATGGTATTTTCCGTTGTGTTTTATTCTATTCATTTTAGTTAACCAAAGATTCTTCGTTTTCCTCTTCCGTCATCGAAAAAAGATTTTCTCTTGCTTGTTGAAACACTTCACTGTCTGTCTTCTTTGGCTTGGAGCCCCTTGCCTGGGCTTCGTCTTCCTCGCCGTAAACATCAAGAAGTGCGCAGGCGGTAGTGTTAAAAACAGCGCATGTGGCCCTGTGCCCTTTGGAGAATTTAACCCTTTTCGTTAGTCGGCTCTTTCTTTCTGTCTCAAGCCAGCCTCTGTCTCTCCATTGCTTCAGCACTTGGCTCGCAACGTAATCCTGGTTTTCCAGTTTTTGTTTTAGAGCACCTATCTCAATGGCTATCCTTACGACCTTGCCGTCGCTAATGTCTATTCTTCCTACCCTGGTTTTTCTGGAGATAAGATCAGGGGCACCATCTGGATTAGCAAGAGTCTTCCCCCAAGAAGAAGGAGTAAAACCGTATGTGGACTTTTCACTAAAATCAGAATCTTTAACGTCCTCGTCACAAAGAAGAACACTCTCTGCGTTGGCGCTAAGAAAGTGGCCAGCATATCTAAGAGCTGAGACATCCATCTCGGTTCTGTCCTTGTTTCTTATGCAGACATCCCACACGCTGAGAACCGCTGAGTCTATCTCTTCTTTGGACACATCGAGAATGCCAGCCTCCTGAATGATGTACCCTCCGACCCATATGACCGACATGTTTTTAGCTAGTCGACTGAGAACATTGTTTTGTCGCGTCGGCAGGCGTTTTGCCAGGTTTTTCCTCAGTTCCTTAAACTCGCCCCATCTTTTTATGTTTGAGATCAGATAAGAAATAAAGGCTGGGCCTGCCTGTCCGTAGTTCTCCATTATCTCTTGCTTGTGCTCTTCGATCTCCTGACCAAACTCGCTCGATTCTGCGTTAAACATGGGTCCCGATATCTCAAGGTTTCTAGCGTCGAGACCGCCATGAGGGGACAGTTCCGAGATAGGGTCCTCCCCTGTTGAGATAGTTATGTTTAAGAAACTTATTTCTGCCTGAAGACCCCCAGTGATATTGGCGCGACCTCGACCGTTTCCGTTGGCAAGCTTAAAGACCGTCCTTGCGACCTCTTCCGGTCTGGCTGATGTCTTGGTATCATCCATAAACATGGGGAGGTCTGTTCGGCATGCTGCGACCCTCTCAACGCTGTTTGTCGTGCTGTCCCAGCCCTTGATCAGGGAGCCGCTGGCATTCTGGTCTGGGTTACCCCATACAGATGCCGCAAAGTTTAATCCCGTAGTCTTTCCGGTGGATGTTTTATTACAAAAATCCAAAGTAAAACCAGTCTGCCCTAAGACCCTCAGCAGGGGAGATGAAAACGAGGCCAGAATCATTATCAAGAGGTTCGGGTGATTCGTCGCCCATCTCATAGACATGCGCCATCGCTCGTCGTCACCGTCGTAGCATATTGAGTTTGCCTGCTGCTTGTCACCATCGCCGCTTGGCATATAGGAGACGCAGTTGTCCGGCCAGTCTTTTGCTGGCGTACTTGATAGGTCAGAGCTTGTGGAGTCACCGTCTTCGGATATGTACCTGTTGCCCAGAAGGAATCCCTTTTTTCCTTCGTGATCTTTCCATCCCATTTTGCGGCTTGTCGCGCCAAACTTTAACTCGTCTTCGTTCTGCTCCTCAAACTTTCTGAAATAGTTTGTTAAAAGAGTGGCATTGTCAGAGCTGACGCTTAACCCGATGGCCGCCAGCGCGATGAGCTTCTGTCTGTTCATTAGGTCATCTCGACTAACGATCACCATCACCCAGCGACGGCGCTTAAAGAAACAAAGCTGAACATTCTCAGTTCCCGTTTCTATGTCCTCAAGTATGGCGTCAAAATACATGGGCTGTTTTGTCATCTCTTTGATGCCCTTGTTTCCCGTGTCGACGAACTGTAAAATGTTTTCCTGCCACACATACGAGTCGGGAAGAACCAGCCCAATCTGTCCACCGTATTTCTTGCTGCGCCATATGCGAGACAGAACGCTCTCGTCATCATCAGGGGCTTTTTTAACTGAAAACTCAACATCGTATTTTTTTGCAAAGTCAGGAGTGCTGACATTACAGCTTTCGTGCCAGCACTTATAAACCCAGCTATTGGGATGCATCATGATCCATCCTGAGTCATCATCGTTACCGCACTCAAGACATTTAAACTTATAGATGTTTTTATCGGAGCCAACAGGATCAGAAAGATTGCTGATGCTGACGCCTGTCTTCTCTTGTATCTCCTCGATAGTTGCAGCGCTCTTATAGTTAACGTTTGGCTTGTGAAGCTTTTTAATGTTGGCCCAAAGGTCGGTGAACTTCTGCACCATAGGAGGCGTCACCATGTTTTCGCCATCGGACTGACCAAGGATTTGGCACATTCTATGCGGTCTATCGTCCTTGCCGTCACCCTTCATATTCATGGTTCCAGGAAGCCTTACAATCCTGTTGGGATTGTTTACGCTTGTGTCGATTTTGGCTTCTCGTGTCCCGACAAACTCAGATAAGACATTAAGAGTATCTTTTACGCTCTCGCTCATGCCCACAGGCAGGGAGCAGCGATAAAAGATATGAAATCCGTTACCAGAGTCATTTATCATAACTGGGTCAGGCCATCCGTTGTCTGCGAGGTATCTTGTTACCTGGTCTGCAACCTTTCGAGCATTGTCTTTTTCGTCTTCGGTCGCGCAGACTTTGCCATCCACGGCCCTGGTGGGGTCAACGTCGATATATATAAAGTTGATCTCGTCAATGTCATCCTTGAGGCATGCTATACCACCCTGGATTTTTCCTAATCCTTTTTTGAACTTATGCCCTTTGGGGGTGTTGAAGATGGCATAGTATTCACTCTTCCCAGATTCGCCATTCATTCTCTCTATTTCGTTGAACAAAAGATCAAGATTGTTCTTGTCATAGTACGCACTGCCCTTGGGGGTTCCATCAAGGAAGAACCTTATCTCCCTGGGGACGTTCTCTGCGCCGCAGATAATATCGAAAAAGTTTGTTATCTCGGCTTTTGCACTATCATCAAGTTTTTGACCCATTTTTGCTCCTTCTTTTTGTTAGATCCTGCCCCTATGTAGGGGTGTTGATATTACGATGTTTTCCCTTAAACTGGTAATACTATTATCGTTTTTATTTCTCTAAATACTGACACCACAACATTTGGTGTTTTATGATCTCATTTAAACCATAAAGCACATCATACGGTTGGATCCGGCAGGAGGTCGCTCTTCTTTCTTCTTGGACGCTTCTTAAAGTATCTATATGTTTCCCCAGAGGAGAGTATTCCGTCATCGTGCGGCATGCTCCCATATATGGATTTGTACTTATAGGCCGACCACCACAGGCTTCTTTTTTCAGCAATATCCTCGTCTTCTAGGTCAAAAAACTTTGATCTTCTGGCGTAATGCTCCTGGGAAGACAGGGCAGGTTGGACTTTCTGTTTTTTCCTGTCTGCTTCTTTGAGTTTTCTCAGGGTTCTTTTTTCATACTCTTTTTTTGCGCTTACAAGATTAAAATTTTCAGTCTCACACTTTTTGCACGAGGTGTCGTTTTCCATGTTTAAGTATAAACACTTTGGACATGCCCAGGAGCCCCTAACGTATCCGCACCCTCCGCACTGTTTTGCGCCTGGCTTGTTTTCAATTTCACATATCTTGCAACGCCATAAAAGCTTTCCCGTCTCCTCTGTTACCCCAGCAGAAAGATCAGCATCTGGGTCTTCAGTGGGCCAAAAATGTTCTTGTACGTTTCTTCCGTAGTCTATTATGGTCGCATAAAGCTTGTCCTTGTAGACCCTCAGCGCCCTGCCAACCATCTGCTTATAAAGCGATGCCGACTTGGTTGGCCTCGCCAGCACAACACATGAGACAGCGGGACAATCAAACCCCTCCGTTAAGACACCGTAGTTCGACACGACGGTTATTTTTCCGCTGGTGAGGTCGGCGATTATATTCTCTCTGTCTGATTTTTTTGTCTCACCGTCGATATGGGCAGCAGGAACACCTCTTCTGTTGAATTCTTCCATTATTTTTTTACTGTGAACAACGCCTGAAGCGAAAACTATGGTTCTCTTTTTTACGTCGAACAGATCTCCCTGGCATATGTCAAACCAGTGATCAACAAGCTCTCGAACAAGCTCGCCATCCAGGAACATTTTCTCTACTTCTTCTTTCTTATAATCTCCGCCTCTTTTTCCGATCTTGGAGAAATCCAGCTTACCAGGACTCCATATTTCACAGTCAGACAAGTATCCATTTTTTATTAAGCTCTTTGTTGTTTCAACTTTCACCAAAGACTTGAACACGGGATAGCCATCAATCGCCCCAAGGCCCTTGCCGTCGGACCTGTACGGCGTTGCGGACAACCCCATGACGTAAGCTTGTGGGTACATCTTCAGAAGAGTTGTATAGCTTTTTGCGACTGCGTGATGCGCTTCGTCAACTATGATGAGGTCTGGCGAAATGGACTGCATGTACTTCTTTCTTCTTACGCACGTCTGCACCATGCCTATTTGAACATTTTTTTCCGAGTCACATCTCTTATCCTTTGACAGGATAACGGAGCAATCCATACCAAAACCAGTAAACCTTTCATAGGCCTGATGAATAAGCTCTCGCCTGTGAACCAAAAATAAAACTGATTTTTTCTTGCTTATGGAAAGTCTAATAATCTCTGCGGCAATCGTTGTTTTTCCGCCACCAGTTGGAAGTTGCAATAAAACCCTTCCATGTTCAAACGCTGCATTTCTGCACTTGTCAACCGCTTCTTCTTGGTAGGGTCGAAGTGTTTGCTTCATCTGTCTTCTGCCGTTTCTTTTTTCTTTGTTTTTCTGATCTTAATGCCGAGTTCTCGGTTTAAAAAAGATTCTTTTTGTGACGTTGTACTAAAGCGCTTGAGGTCTGCTGGCCGCCCGCCCTTAAGCTCAACCCATCTTCTCACCTTCCAGCCAAAAGTAGGGTTTTCTGGGATGTAGCAGTCGACGCAAATCGGATCGTGGCCTGCATGAGCAAAGCATGCAGTACCACACATCATGCAGTGCCCTGCGTTAAGACTTTGCATCTTTTTTTAGCGCGTCTTTAATGGCCTTGGCCCCTTTTAGTTTCTTGGGGTCAAGCTTTTCCTCTCGATGAGGTGCTTCCGTTACGATTTCCGGCGTAACGTTTACCGCTTCGGCTTGAGCGTCACCAGAAACGATGGAGATGTCGTCCTGAATCTCTTCGGTGGTGTAGATAGCACCAGTGAAAATATCAGCACAATACCAGCGAGCACCGTTAGAAATGGCTCGCGCAAAAAGCATGTTTTTTGGGTATCGTTTCCAGTTGGACCGACCGCCAATGCCTGCCTTTGCTGCGTCCGCCATCGTAAACGACGCAACGCCTACAGACTCCCAAGACCCATCAAGCTTTTCCTTGAACTCAAGCTCGCACTCGGTGTCGGTATGCTTTTTGACGACAAACCGATACTTGCCGCTGGCCTTGATGCGGGACGCAATGAGACCTGATGACAAAGTAGGCTTTCCTTCTACGATGTGAATACCAGCCATGCTGGCAATCGGCGGAACGCCAAGCTCCATGCCTGCCTGAACCTTTACAATGGCCTTCGCCACGTCTTGCGCATCCTTAAAGTAACCCGATGCTGCCGACGCGCTACAAAAACGCTTCAAGTCCTCAAATGAATGAAGAACGATTCCTCGTGCTCCCACCTCGTCATGTTGTTTTGCTATTACCATGGCTGTGCTCCCTTTTTTATTGTTATTACTCATTCTTACCTCTTGGAGTTAACGACAAATCGTCGATACCCGCGCTTTGTTACAGTGTTGTTCTTTAATACTTCTTCCGTCGAACCTGAATCTTTGAGCTTTTCCGCTAGGGACCAGAACGCGGTTGCGTAATCTGTTTTCTCGCCGTCTTTAATGTTTTTCCATGTAACCTGACCCCAGTCACCCTTGATGCCAGTGTTGTCTCCGATGATTTCCTTGAGCTTGTTTTGAGCTTCCTGCATGATGTCTTTCCCTGTTTCCATCATCTTCTTGCCCTCCTTGTACTCCTGCACCAAGGCGTATGATGTGCCATCGTCTCTTATCACGCTGGCATTGTTCTTCGGAAATCGGTCTGCGAGGTATTCCTTGTAACTATCGCTGCCGTCAGTCGGTGGGGCGACCTCCTTAAGGACGTGCTCCTGCCAGAACTCGTGTCCTTTCTCTGCGAGGATCTCAATGAGTTCGTCATCACGCTTGATAGTATATGTGTAAAAAAGCTTGTCGCCGAAACCAGGGACCATGACGTGCAGATCAACTTCTTTTACCTGCTCGCCGATGATGTACATCTGCCATTGAACCTGAGCAAAATACCAGCTCGGAACATCGTCTGAGAACTCTCGACCCCAGATCTCAGAAGCGCCTCTTCCGCCTGAAAGCAGCCCGTAAGTTTTTATCTCTAAAATCTTAGTGATCTCTCCTTTTTCATTCGGGATGAGAAAATCAGGGGTGCAGTGAAAATACGGCACATCTGGATGCCAAACCTTGTCTCCTGGATGAAGAGACAGTTGGCCCGTGGGAGATAAAAGCTCCTTGGATCCCACATAACTATTATTCCCAAGCCCGTCGTAAACGTAATCGTCAACATTGAAAGCATAGTTATTTTTCATGGCGTAGTCTTTGGCCACAGTGGGCTCCAATTGCAGGCCCAGGCGTGATGCCTCATTGCCTGAAAAACCTTCAGAGATGCCCATGATTTCAGACCATACGTCGATTGGTTTCGTGTATGGATTAATGCCCGCGACTGCCGTAATTCTTGTTGCTCCGATAGACTCTTTAGATAAATCAACCATTTAGCTCTCCTCTTTTGCTGGTTGCTTATCACCCTACTCGGTCGGCCTAGTCCCGTCAACCTCTATCTTGTTTTTTAGTGCGATCTCCGCCCATTTCTTTACGCGCTCAAACGGGTAGTTACGCCCTGGGCACCCTTTTATGCGCTGATTGTTGGCGCGGCGCAAATCGTCATGGCGTTTTATTCTCACCGTGTCTCCATATTTAAATAAAAGATCACGACACAAAACCTGAGAAGCATACATTTGAGCGTCGGTCGTCTTCTCTACGCGAAAATCCCCAATACAGGCAACACCGATACTGTGACTATTGTACCCGTAGCAGTGTGCGCCGCGAGCATCATAATCAAGAAACTGCGTAATGCCGCCATTGAGGTCGATGACGAAGTGGTACGGGACGAACGCACGGGCCTTGTAGCGTTCGGGAACGCCGTAAAGCTTCCATTTTTTTACTGTGTCGGCAATCTTCTTTGGTCTAACAGTGACCGTGGCAACGCCTTCGGGATCGCTCGTAAAGAAATCCTCAACATCAATGGCGGATCTGCCTACGCCGATGCGGTGCAGAACAAGATATTTCGTGCTTTGCCGGCAAGGTCTAAGAGCGTTTATGTTTACCCTGTATTCTGCGTCAAGTATTTGTGATTGAAGATCCGAGCTTACTGGTTTATTTTCCGTCACCTTTTTTAGCCTTTTTTAAAGATTTTTGTGTCTCATAAGAGGCTGTGGCTGCGCCCAGGGCAGCAAGGGCGGCCAGAAGGGCGTGAGATATGGTGCCACCGGATACCAATGCATCACAAAGGGCGAGTGCGGCCGTCAGGGCCACTAAAAGGGCCGGACGGAGCCATTTAGGGGCCTTTGACCACATATCTCCAAGTTTTTTAGACTTTAGAACGGGAATGAAGGCCCTGATGAATGCAGCGATAGCACCAGCGGCTAAGAGTGAATGTGTAGCGGGTTCCATGTTAACTCCTTAAAGCTTTAATATCGTCTTTTACTTCTCTCAACTTATCGTCAATAGATCCAATGCGCTCCGCGAGACGTTCCTCTATTCCGACTAATCTTTCTAACACAATTTCAACCTTCTCTATGGAAGCTTTTTCTTTTTTTATTTCCTCAACCCTGGTCTGTAGGGCCTGAATCTTTGACTGGGAATGCCCCCATGCGGCACCAATCCCTGCGCCACTAGTTAAGATCGAAATAAGGAATTTCAAGTCCAAATCCATCATATTTTTCCTTTAAGCAGAATTCTGTAACCCTGCAAAAACGCTTCAAGACTTTTTTCTTGAGCTTGTTGAAATATGGATGGTCTGGCGGCATGTGGCGAGGTCCATCCTCTGAAAAGTAAACAGATGACCTGAGAGGCATGGGGTGCTTTTTGTTGATATATCTCGCCCAAAAAAGAAGCACTGGCTCGTCGCACAGTTCACCAATTTCTTTGTCGCACGGCACAAGAAAAAGATCAAAGTTTAATCGCTCGTCAAAGTACACCTTATCAGAAATATCCCCTGCTTTTAGCCCTGTTACGGAATTGTAGAGATCCACTGTATATGAGATCTCCGATCCCTCAATTTCCATGTATGAGATGTCATCAGCCGTTACTCGCCTCAGCGGCGCATTTTGAACATTAAGGTAAAAAACCCCCAAAAGAGCACCGAAACCAAAAACCAGCAAGACCTTGGTCGCACTCATGACACCCCTGAGAAAGCGGCGCATTAACGCTTCTCTCCATTAAGGAGAGTTACTTCGAGGAATGTGGCGTCAGCCATGAACTGTGCATCACTTGTGGTCGCATTGCTATAGTAAAAGGTTCCAAAAAAACCGAGACTGACCGTATCCCCCTTTGCTAGGCGGATCTTGGTGGTGAACGAGCTGGTTGAGCGATAATAATAGGTGGGAGACAATACCTCCCTAAGAGCCGGAAGCCCAATGGAGCCAGTGGCATTAAGAGCGCCATTCTTGATTAGGGCCGAATATACGCCATACAAACCCTTGGATGCGTCGTGATCAAGAGAGGGGTTTGAATTGTTCACCGACAGCTCCAAGCATATAGATCCGTTTACGCTGTAAGTCCCTGCTTCGGGACAGGTGTAAGTGTAAGTTCCAGTGTCAAAATTGTTCCCGACAGAGGGCAAAATGACCGAATCTAGTTCGACGGTCGTAAGGGGATTGTGGGTCTTGCCATTAGGTATAGTATAAGATGAAGATATGCTTGCCCTGGTAAAAGGCTCTGCTTCAGTAAACCTAACCATATCCAGATAAAGATGACTAGATGCAACGAAGGCACTTGGAAATATCTCCACTGTAGCATAGGAAGTCCCTGGGGGGGCGGTGATGTAGAACTGCTTCTCTAAAACAATGTTGGTGCTGTCAAAAGAAACTGCCGCAAGGGTGGACTGCCCTAAAA